CTCCATCTGGTTTGTGATACCACCATTGTGATTTCATCAGTGATACGCAAACCAAACTTGCTGATAAATTCTGATGGTGCTGATCCAAAACCTTCTACGTTGATCAGTAGCATCTCGATCATGTATTGAGTCTTAAACTCTGAATACAATACATCGTTGAGTGCTACATCTTTAATCATCTTCCTTGGAAGATAATAAACATCACTACCGAACAATCTAATCTGTTCGTCAACTAAACTTTGGATAAGATTTTGCTCGGTGTTGACACCACCGTGCTGTGGAAAATAGATACTCTTCATCCGATCATATCCATTGGGGGAAGTTCATAATAGCTTGCGCTCTTCTCCATGAGAGCGTCAATCTCTTTCTGTGCATCCTCAAACAACTGTCTGCCGTTTAGTGACACACCACCAGGCAGTTGTACGTTGTTAAACTTGATTAGGTTCTGACCCCACTGTCTCTTGATCAGTGCAGTTAGATACTGCTTGACAAAACTATCATTATAGACTTGAGTATAATCATCTGGATTTAGATAACGATAGCATTCAATCAGGAGATAATTACCTTCAGCTAATCTTGACTGATCAATATCAATAAACAGACGATCTTGTCTTTGGTTAAATCTGAACTGTACCAAAGCTCCAGTGTTGACAACCATGTCAAGAGTCTCAAAGTATTGACGAATCATAAAGTAGTTCGTCATATCAAAGTTGCCAAAGGCAAATCCTGATGAGAAAGAAAAGATATCCATCAGAAAGTATTGGTTGCTCAATCCAAATAGATCATTACGAACCCAGTTAGAAGAGACACCAAATACTTTTGAGATTCCAACTACATGCTCTGGAATCTCGATAAAGTTATTTCTATTCACCCATGTCGCCGCATCAGGAGCAAGCGTCGATGTTGTTTCATTAGAAGATTCAAAACGTGTTACATCGTCTGCTGTAATCTCATGCTTGAGATACATCTTTTCAACGCCATCGAAATGACGCTCTCTATAGTATTGGAAAGCGTCATCAATCAGGTCATCCAGCTGATCATCATCTACGTTAATTTCAAGAACTGGATGACCTAAACGCCTCAAGCAATACTCTTTAAGTTCTGCTCTCGATGCGGGTTCTGCCATTAGTTACTCCTTATGCCTGTGCTTCGGACCATCTCAAGTTGACGGTTACGTTACCAGTACCACCAGTTAGGTAAGCGTTGATTGCTAGAACGTCAGGTCCATTGGGGAATGCACCTCTACCGCCGATTGGGGTGTTGGTTAATTCTTTCAACTCCTCAAGTGAAATACCATCTCTACTTCCACCAGCACCACCAGTAAACGCGAAGACCTGTTCTCCAGGAACTGCGGTTGCTGATGCTAGTGATGTAAAAGTAAATGTGGTTTGTTGTGCGTTACCAACATCAATTCTATCACTGAACGAAACGTAAGCTGTTAAACTATCAATCCACCAAGCATCTTGAATGTTGGTAACAGTTTGCGATCCATTGAAGTCGGAGTTACCATCTGCTCCAACTGTAGAAACAGAGTCACCAATGTTAACTCCACTGATGTCAGATTTTAAGAAATAATGAGATGAAGATCTACCAGCATTACGGCTATTAGTAGCAACAATAGCACTTGATACTGTTCCCCAGTCCACGTCAGTTGCAATTTGAGCAAATGATGGTTGACCACCAGCACCTTGGTTGTTCAGACCCTGCCAACCAACTAGATCTGGATCAGATGGGTAGTTAGATGGATTTAAAATACCCTCAACAATTACAGATTCACCATTTGTAGCATCTTCAACAACCACATCGATGTTCTTGAGTAGCAACTGCGCTCTGTTGATTAGTTCTCTCTCGCCCAGATCACCCAGGATAGCGTTAGAAACGCTAGGTGCTAGTCTAATCATGAACAATGTTGTTCTGATTTGAGTTAGAGTTACAGTTGGTAGTCTGTATGAGAAGATGTATCCTCTATCTTCATCAAACTCACCATCAGTTAGGAATGCGGAACCCCAGTGGTTAATCTGTGGTGTTGCTGTGACTGATAGTAAAGTAACTCCTGTTCTCGCATCATGTGTAGAAGCCGCACCCGCTAGATAAGATCTCAAAGATCCATCAGCAAAATTAGTGAAAGTTGCTGATCTAGATAGACCAGTTAATGTATTTTGAGACTTTCCAGAGTAAGAAATAATTTCGTTATCAATGAATAGTGTTCCACTATTTGGGAATTTGGATGCATCATCTAGAGACAATGTGAGATCTCCGATTGTCATATCAGATGAAAGTCTTGCATAAGGACCTTCATTGATAACTTCGTATCTGACAGGAAGGTTACCTGATCTCATATATGCTTCTGTATTAGCATTGTTGTTTCTCATTCTATGAAGATAAGTATAATCTCCATTGGGACCACGAAGCATCCAGTCAATGAAACCAGCACCATACCAGGAATACTGGAATCCGATCATCTGCATCTTATTGATTTCAATATTATATCCAGATTCTCCAGTTCCATCGCACTTATCAATGTTCCATTGTGATTGAGGAACAATGATATCCCTAGTTAAAGCTGCTTTAGTATTTACAGCATCAGAAACTCCTCTATAGTCTGGGTTAATTGACAATGATGTCTGACTATCTACATGTGTTACGACATGAGACATACCACGAATAACAATTCTGTCACCTACTTTTAACTGATCTCTAAATCTAGTGTTAGTTCCAGTGACACTGTTTGAATCACTAGCAACAGAAAGTGTTCCTGTTAACTGGAAAGTAGAAGATCTTAAACCAACAGAGAAGTTAGTTCCATCATATTGGAAAAAGATACCATTTTGATCATCAAAAGAACCAGATCTTACAGTAGCACCTTTCCATTTGTATAGAGCAACTTGTGGTTGATTGCCGAATTCTGGATTAACATCTTCCAAAGTTTCTACAGCGTTTACCGTAAAAGTATTTTCATCGATAATTGATGTTACAACGTAGTGGTTGTTGTAACCTGCAGTTGTAATTCCTGTAAGCTGAACTTCAGCACCAACTTGCAAGCTATGGTCTACATCGTCTGTTGTGACAGTAATAGTCGAACCGATAGATGATCCACTAGCAGTAACATCTCTCAAATCATAAGAGGGGGCGAATAGAGCACCAGTAGTGTACATGATGCCTTTACCAGACTGGTATCTGATATACTTTTTGGACTGACGAATTGCTTGTGCTCCATGAGCAGGAGAACCTGTTCCTAACTGAACACCACCATCAAATGGTCTATGGGTATAGAAACAATCTGTTCTTGCATAAATATCTCCGCTTAATCCAGATGTAGCGATAATACCAGCCGATCTAGCAGTGTATCTAATTTTATTGGATGTAGGAACTGATGTAACCAAATAAGGTCCAGCAGCTAGTTCGTGGTTGCTTCCGCTACTAGTAATAGATGCGAGAACATTACTTCCAGGAAGAAGACCGTGCTTATCAGTAAAGGTTACTTCAATTTCTGCAAGAGAACTGAATGTATATGTAGTACCGCTAGTAACATTCGAATTTAAATTATTGGAGATAGAAACAGTTGGTCTAAAGTCAAGAACATCTCCGCTGTTTGGTACTCCAGTTACACCAATTTCTAAAATTTCCCCATTCGAATTGACATCCAAAACTTGGATGTTCATATTATTTGATGGGGTTGATCCACCAAGATTTTGACCAGAAACAATAAAGATATATCCAACTTTATATTTAGAACCAGGAGATGAAATAGTTGCTGTATAACTATTAGTTCCAGAATCAATGCCAGCAATTACTAAAGCTCCATTGGCTAATTGCTGTGGTACTTGCCTTGCAAAAAACTCATTACCAGTAGAAGCAGTTCCTGTAAATCCGAATGTTAAAATCTCGCCGTTAGCACCAACTGTGTTGACGGTGATAGTAATGTCATTAGTTGATGGATCTCCACCAAGTTCTCCACCACTCAATGTAATAGTGTCATTTTGAGCATATCCATCTCCAGCATTTATTAATGCTACTGAATATGATGGAGATGTGGTTGTAGTAGAAGCTGCTCTCACATTTACTAATGTGAATGCTTGAGTATCGGCAGCTCCCCCACCAGCTTCTGTTGTATCGATACTAATGGTGAAAGATTGACCAGCAGTTTGACCCTCTACATAAATTCTTCCATCACTATCACCAATGTATGCATAAGCATCAATGTTTCCGTTATTATAAACTTGGTTGATGGAGGCGATAACACCATTTCTCACAGAAGCAATAGTGTCCCCAGCGAGAGCAGTATAGTCTGCGTTAATACCATCAATAGTAACTCTAAAGAGGTCTCCAGTTTCAATAAAACCTGTGATGATCAATTCTTCTAACTGGGATACTGACGTGCCAGAACCAGTTCTATCAACTTGGAAAGTGGCGTTTGTTCCCGTTCCAGAAGTTGCAGAAGGTTGAACATTTTCATATACATCACTAGATGAAATAGCATCACCTATAACATTGAACGTTAAAACTTCTCCTTGAGTATCTACCGTGAGAATATTTACCGTCAAGTCATTTTCTGGAGTTAATCCTCCCAAATCGCTACCAAAAATAGTTAGAGATTCGTTAACACTATAACCAGTTCCTACGTTAGTATTATTCGTGGAACCAGTGCCAGAAGAAGAAAACGTTAAAATTTCTCCACCCGATCCTACTGTATTAACAGTAATCAAAAGATCATTTGTTGGTGAAATTCCTCCCAGATCTGATCCTAAAATTGTAATAGTTTCTCCACCAAGGTAGAAAGAACCAGGACTAATCAAAGAAACTGTATAAACTTGTGTGTTTACATTTCTAGAAACTTTAAACTTTGCACCAGTACCAGACCCAGAATATACAAATGTATTGTCTTCAATATCTTTTTCTACATTCGTAGAAATGCTGGCTGTATAAAAACCATCTTGTCTATCAATATCAATCTTCAAACCTTGTCCGAGATTGAAATTAGAAAATCCAGTTGCTGATTGTGGGTTTGTATTTAAATTATTACCAGATTTGGTTGCTTGATATGAATTAGATAAAGTCAAGACATCGCCATTAATATCAGTAACAAAAGTGTTTGTTCCTGCGCCATTATCAACAGCATGACCAACGACAATACCAGTAACATCTGAAAGTTCAATCTGGGTATCTCCAATAGATACATCATTTTTCAAACTCTTTTGAAGAGTGGAACTTACAATAGCAGTTACCTGGGATCCTGATGGAATTCCCGCACCAGTAAACGTTGATCCAATTGGAGGTAAGTTACTAGATCCAGATGCTAGACCAAGTAGAGGTTGACCAGTTGGTGAAATAGAAGCTGTTGCAAAAGATCCAGAACCACCTTGTTGTGCAATTGTAAAAGTTGGTGTGGTTCCGATAGAAGCACCTGTATAGAAACCAGATCTCTTAAGAACAGTAAAATTAGTGAGAAGAGAAGTATTTGGTGATGTACCTACTTTACCCTTTGCGTAAAATTCAAATGAATCTGTGGTGGGAACAGAACTGATAACAAATGATCCTTCCGCTTTACCATATCCAAGAACACTATCATCAACACCTCTCAAAGAAATGGGTTCACCTACAGAAAATCCATGCTCAAGAGTAGTCTTAACTAAAATTTTAGATGGTCCGATTCCAGAAGTGCCAGTAGAGGCATCGGTAGTAATAGCAGAAGTACCAACATCAGATCCAGGAACTTCGTAAAGAGAAGGATAACCACGGAACAAATCTAATGATTGCCATTTTGTTGGTTGAATGCCATACTCGAAGTCCGCGTCAAGCATCGATTGAGCTTTGGCAACACGCATACGTTCAATGGCGTCAGTGCCAAAGTCATATGGTCTTGTTCTTGTGATCTGACTCTCTACAAAAACCTGAATGTCATCGGTTGCACTATACTGTGACGTGTTATACAAGAACGTGACGACTGTCACGCCATCAGCTTTATGGTGTGCATATGGAAAATCCGAGTCTGGTGATGACTCGGAAACAGTCACGAAAGAGACTGCATATGGTTTTGTGGAGTCCGAGAAGTTAAGTAAAACCTCGCCCCCAGCGGTGATATTAGTTACTAGAAGAAAATCTTCTGCCGCATATTTACCGACTAGCTTTAGAGTTCCTACCCCAGCACTACCTGGCTTGAATGCGTATTCTTTAATCTGTTTTTTAGACATCTAAAACTCCAGTGATTCTTATGAGAGAGCGATAGCGTAGGCAATAGCGGTAGAATCCGTATACGATTTTGTTGCAGCGTCCTGTGCCGCAACTGGATTTGCCATATTTATTACTTTATTATTTAGAAGATCTAAATCGCCGTCAATGGACAAATCAAAATCAAAAGTTCCTGCTGTAAGAGATCCTGCAATGTTTACATTTCCTGTTGA